GAGCCTGCGTGCGCAATACGCGCACGCAGGTTCCTATTTCGATTTGGATCGTCGAAACATTGCAATATTGTTTGCAATGACTAGTCTTTCCCATTCTTTGATCCTAAAGAATGGGCTTGGGGGGAGCATTTTTGCCTCCCCTCCTTTTGTACTATTAATCAAACACAGTTTCTTTGAAACCATGTTTGTATGATACTAGTGTGATATTAGATCCAGCATTTATTATGCTTGTGTGACACTAGTGTAAAATATTTGTGGCACATTTAATGTGTCAAGTTGTTATATCTCTCGTGTTTTGTATATTCTCAACCGGAAGTAATACTTCCCATTGTTTGAATTAGTTTTATGGAGATGGAAATAAAGAGTTGTATGATTTGGGTGGTAGAAACCATTCACCTGTAAGATTCACATTTGTGAGAGCGAGGATACAGTTCACCTTCGGGTGGGAGGTTACCAAACCTTCCTCCTAAGTGATTATAGTTACGGGCCCGGCGAAGCGATTTTTCGTCCGCTGGCTGCCTCCCCTGATCACTCAGCCTGATAGTTGTAGCACCGAACCGGGATCATAACCGGTATACTGTTGCGACAGTCGGATACTATCAGGCACATGGCATTCATTAAGTAGTCGTTTTGAATGGCCATGTGTACCGAGGTCACGTTCACAATGGTGTGTTTACAATGGTGTTTGAATTTTGACACCTTTTTAATTATATAATTTAGAGATTTTCACGAGTGGTGCCAGATACACTCAAACTTAGTGTTGGTGTAGAACCCTCCCAACACGACATTAACAACAACAACATGAATATTGAAGAAAGAATTAATCAGGTTAAAAACGACTACGCGAGCGATCTCTCTGTTGAGAGTCGCTCAACTGGTGGGTCCATTTTGGGACCATCCAGTTTTCCATCCCAATTTTGGGACGGAATTGGTTCACGGGGAGATCGTGAACCGCATTTTAAGAGTACTACTGCAGGTAGCAGTATGGCTCTTAGTTGGACTAAATATTTGGTCCAGCGTGGCTCTAGCGATGATTTCGCAGAGCAGAATGGGACCTCGAATGAGACCCATACTTACGAAGTAGATTTCATTTCTACTGAGACCAGACCATTTGATATGTGTAACCCCACGAAGGGGCTGCAAATAGATAAAATAGGTCATGTGCTCACCAACTTGGCGATACAGATTTACAGTTTCGTTAAGTGCAAAGACCGGAGTTTTTGCCAGATACTCGCCAGTGTGAATGGCATTCTCATGGCTCTTGGTCTCGATGCGAGCTTGTATGACTGGGTGACTAGCGAGATATGGTCGCTAGCCACTGGGATTGAAGTTCATCCAGAATCACTGGAAGAGCTTGGCGAAGCCTTGGGCAAAGACGCCGTTAAGTTTATTACCACGAATTTAACTGGCATAGTTGAGAAGATGGTTAAGTTCTGTTCGGCAGCGCTTATTGCACCATCTCTTTTACGTTCTAAGATGCATTACATCAAGAATATTGGCCATGCGTTGGATAAGACTCGGTTGACTTCGTTCACATCTGCATCACTTACTGTTGACGGTATTGTCTCCATGTTGGCACATTGTGTGACACGTGGTGTAGAATACTTGGTCAATTGGTCGTTTCCTGATGACATTAATGTGGTGTTGCGTGAGTCAGCCACACTTCGGGAATCCGTAGAAGGAACTTTGGCAACTATGGATCGTGAAACTAGAGATGAAATGATCATTAGTCTAAGTGCTATGCAGTCTAGGTTGACCAGTAAGCATATGAGCGTTAGAGGAGATAGGTTTACGGTTGCGCAAGCGCTATTGAGAGAGCTCGATTTGGTAATTCGAGCCATAACGAGAGTGCGCAATTATGCCGTTCACAGCATGAGAGTGCCGGCACCACTGTCGGTTATGTTAGTGGGGGAGCCAGCTATTGGTAAGTCTGAGCTTACCAAGATGATCATGTACATGATAGCAGCAGTTAAGAGGCCGGGTGTTAATAGTATGCCCTATCAGACTCATGAGATCTGTACTGCCCCTATGTCCAAGTATTGGAACAACATGACCAACGACACCAAAGTCGTAATTTTCGATGACGTGAATGCGTTGGTCAAGAGTGGCGAGACTAGTCAGTGTGTTGCTGTCAATTGGGCAGAACAACTGATACAGTTAGTTAACAACCAAGGATTCACGCCCGAACTTGCAGAGGCTCACCTGAAAGGAACGGTACAGCCCCGGCTGGACGCTGTGATTTCTACAGCTAACAATGAGAACAGGTTTGGTAATGCGCCTGGCATGGCCAATGTTGATGCAGTTTTTAGACGTTATGACATCATAGATGTGGAGCTTAAGGAGGAATTCAAGGGTTCCAATGGACAAATCGATTTTAATCGTGTTCAGCAGGAAGGTACGGATATTTACAGCGTTAATCCCTGGAAGTTATCTTATAAGAAATACAACCTCGAGAGAGCGCGTCAGTTGGCAAAGCACTCAGTGACCAAGCGTGGTATTGATTCCACCTTGTGGGAACACGTCAGGTTCACCTATCAAGGTGCAACACACTTGTCCGATGACGTTACGCTGGACATGTTGCGTGAACTGTTCACACAGCAGACGGTTCTGCACACCAACAACAGTGATTCTATTGCTAGGATGGACATGGTCACCAGGAAGAACTTATTTCCTAATTTACCACAACCTGACCCCATAGTGCATCCTCAAGCTGGATTTGCCACGTCCAATAGTGAGTGGTACTTATTTCAGTGTTATCATGTGGCAACCAATTGTAGTTTTTGGATGCAGACGTTGGCTCTTTTTGTGTTTCCTGTGACATCTTTGTTTTGGATGATTTATAAGAGCATTATGTGGAGACCGCCAAACTGGCTTTGCATAGTCAACAGGAAACGCACCTTTAGCGATTACTGCCGGCATTGTTTCATGAGTTGCGTAATGCAATATCAGTTACTTCTGTTTTGCTGGGGGTTTGCAGCCGCTAGAGTGACAGGCCCACTGGTCAGGTGTGTGGCCAGACTTTTTGGCCTAGATTTGCAGGCAATTTTCTTTTCTGTATTATTTGGTAGTCGGCTGCCTGGGATGTTCAGTTTGTTACCGACAGAACAATTAAGAGCGGTTAGCGCTCATATTAAACATCGTTATGCTAGCGTGATAGGCGGCTTGGCTGATGAAGAGAAGCGTGTTAAATTGCAGCGAGTGCTACTTAAGGGAGTGTTTGCTGGTTTTACGCTTAGTGCCTTGCTCAAATGCGCCAAGTTTTATCTAGAATGCAGGCGTATTAACAGAATAGCAGACGAGTTTGATAAACGCGTGGGACCAAGTCCTGTTCCAGAGCCACAGACTACCGTTGATGGCTCTGGTAATGTCACGGTTGAACGTGATCCCAAATTGGGAGTTGTTCCACGTCAAGTGTCATTTAAGGGTAGTTATGCTACTTTATCTAAAGATCGGTTTCGCAAGACTGATCCCACACAGACTGTGGACGACAGTAGGTTTTTGGCTGGTCGGTGTATGTATAGGGTTACTATACGGCCCTGCACAGGTGGCCAACTTGGGACTACTGTGCGTTCAGGTTACAAATCAGTCATGCATGTCGTTGGCTATGACACTTATACAAGTGGTACCTACATGGTCACGGTTGCACATGCCTTTGCCAGGGATTTTACTCATTTTGCGGTGTGCGTGCATGACCCATCAAGGGTTACGAAAGAGCATATTCTATGTAAGAAGGATATTGCATTCGCGCCTAAGATGTCATTGGGTGGCTGTGAGCATGATTTAGATTTATGCATGTTTGAGCTTCCAAACAGTGCCACGGGTTCGTTGCCCGTGATTAGGAAGTTGGTGTCTGACACCACTTTGCGTGCTGGAGAGACTATCACCAGATTGTTGCCTTTGCACGACGAAGCTCTCAATGTGCACACCATAGACATTGAGAGCGGTGAGTTTTTAGCCGTGAAATCGCATATCTATGCTCCAAACACACCTGCTGCACAGTTGCTGCCCAATCCGGTCTCTTACTGGATCACCGGCAGTGGTCATGATGGCTTGTGCGGCTCATTAATAATGAGTGGTGGCACAGTAGTTGCCATGCACACTGGCTCTCACGTTAGTGACACAGTGACTGCCTGTCCCATTAATCACTCACTGTTAACATCCATGAAAGCACAGTTGGCTGGTCGCACCTTGGGTGAAGTTGGCAATGCCAGATTAGATAACTATGTTATCAGAGCGCCTTATTTAGAGGAGTATAGCAAATCACAATTGGAGATTAGTCCTAATGTGAGCGTGCGTGTTCCCGGTGCGTTGGAACCTGCGCTTTCAGACAGTTTCTACGATTTTGTTGGCACGCTAACCAAAGATGGCCTGCCTGTCAACGTTAAGGCCAAGACCAGCATTCAGGTTTCTAAGCACGTAGAGCTCTTGATGGATTACCTGCCTGATGTACCACGGATTTTGAGTACTTATGCAATCCCATCGCTGAGTTACAAGATGCGAGATACCATTGGCGCATTCGTCACCAAGAGTAGCATTCCCCGACCGGTGGATACACATTTGTTGGCACTTGCCAAAGAGAAGGTGGGTTCAGCTTTATATGGGGCTTGTCATGACATAGTATCGCGTAATCCAGAATTTTCTACCATGAGGGTCCTTAACTTGCAGGGTGGTCTTGACGGAAAAGGGCTTAATATGGCTGGTAAGGTACCCATAAACACATCTGTTGGGGTGGCTTTCCCCGGGGTTAAATCAGATTATGTGAGCAACGTCTATTCCCCTGAGTATGATGAACATTTTATCTGTTTCTTTGAAGAGAATGAAACGTCAATGGAGATACATGATAGTGTGTATGACATTATCGAGCGTCGTAAATCTGGAGAAGTGGGATTGATTTTGAATTTTATTTGTCCTAAGGATGAGGTTTTGCCTGTTAAGGCAGATGGGCGCACCAAGCCCATGAGACATATCAATAAGATGGATTTTGCGCACATAGTTGTGATGCGCATGTATTTCCAACCAATCCTCATTTTACTTGGATATGATCCATTATCGTGTGGCCATTCCGTAGGGCTTGACCCTACTGTGTGCTATTTAGAGCTCATTAAGAGTCTAGTGAACGGTGATGTAGAGCGACCATTGTATGTGGGTGACGTCGAGGAGAGCGCTTTCGTGGCCACAGATTATAGTGGCTTCGATTTGAGCCTTTCCGGAGACGTCATATCCGCTGTTATGGACATATTTATCAATTTGTCCCACTTGTTGGATTATACCGACGAGGACAGGCGTGTGATGGCCTCAATGGCGTACGACATCTGTAACCCTTCAGTGGTGATGTTAGGCACCATTGTTAAGATGGCTGGAGTGAATACGTCTGGTAACCCTTTGACTACCATGATTAATTGCGTGGCTAATATGTTGATTAATTGTCAGATTCATGCCATGGTTAAATTTGACGTTCTCCATGGTAAGTACATGGTCGACCATGCCAGAGATTATTCTGGACTTAAGGTAGATGATATTGATTTTAGTCTTAGGAGCATAGTCACATATGGAGACGATGTTGTCGTCAGGGTAGACAAAGGATCGAAGATAACGCAGCCGGCAACCATATATTATGGTAAACAGCTTGGTTACGTCATCACAGGGTCTGATAAGGCCGACACAGTGACTACCTATGCACAGGATTTTGGCTTCCTTAAGAGGAAGTTCAACCTCTATGCCGACCGCGGTAGTGGAGAGGTGGTCATGTGCCTCGCGCCATTGGCTATGGATTCCATATTCAAGCCATTTGTGTGGGGAGATTTTAAGAAAGTTGATATCAATGATCATTATGCTGGACTTATTAAGTCCGCATTGCATGAGTTGGTGCAACATGGGGGAGCTGTGTACGAAACACATGCTCCCAAACTGTGGGCGTTTGTTGAGGCATTTAGTGTCGAAACTAAGCCCAGAAAGAATGCACCGTTAGTTTTTAGGTCGAGTATTAGATCTCGGTTTAAGAAGCCTTTCCTTAGTTGGCAAGATTCCATAAAAGAGAGGTATGGACATTCTTTAATTCGGACCAATGGTGAGCTGACACTGTCCGAGCTCGATTTGATCGAGTTGTAATTTAGCACGGCCCTCCATGGCGATAAACTGGTTTTGTGTTTCGTGCGATAGGCACGATGTTTTCGGATTAGCAGTCCACCATTTCTGTACACAATAGAGAAGACCTACGGAAATTTATTTGCTTTCAATACTAAATATGAAGTGTTAGGGACCATGCATGCATACAATTATGGTCTATGCCCTGGACAAGATTCCAGTGCCTGTACGGGGGGACACCCGTCTATTTGCAGTAACAAGTACCCTGCGAGTAGTAATCGTTGCTTGCCTGAGATTGTGGTTGTGGAGCCACAGTCCAGTGAGACATTTTCCACTAACGTGAGTAGTAGTAATACTCTCAGCCAGAACGTTGAGTTTATGGATGCTAACCCAGCTTATGATTATCATATAGATGGGGCTAGTGATCCCACTAGGGCTTGTGCGGACATGAGTGACACCGAGCTTGGGTCTTTCTTTGAAAGACCCATCCTTATAGGTGAGTATTCATGGGCGCCTGGCATGTCCTTTTACGAGACGTTCAATCCATGGTCGTTGTTTTACAACGATCCACGCAACGTCAATAGGTTGGCTAACTTCAACCTAATGAGAAGCCGTTTGTGTGTTAAGTTTGTCGTGAATGGCAATGGGTTTTATTATGGCCGTTTATTGGCTTCGTACAATCCTTTACCTGACTATGATCAGGTCACGTTAAACAGAGGATTGGGTATTAATGTTGATTCTATCGGCGAGAGCCAGAAGCCTCATATTTACATCAATCCCACGGAGTGCCAGGGAGGTACTCTTTGTGTTCCATTTGTGCATTATCAGAATGCCTTGCGTATTCCAGATGCACAATGGGACGAGATGGGCACTGTTACGGTTAGGGCCCTTAACATGCTCAAAAACGTCAACGTATCCCCTGCTGCGGGTCAGGAGTTGACCGTGTCAGTATTTGCATGGGCTGAAGACGTCGAGTTGTCAGTACCCACTGCTTCTAACCCTGCGACCATCATTCCTCAAAGTTTTGAGGTTGTGGTACCAGAGTCAGATGAGTATGGTGATACACCTGTCAGTGCGATGGCATCCACAGTAGCTCGTGTTGCTGGCAAGCTTACCAATGTACCGTTCATAGGTACTTTTGCCAAGGCCACACAAATTGGTGCGGGTGCAGTTGGTGATCTAGGTAAGTTGTTTGGATTTTCCAGGCCACCGGTGATCGACCCCATCCAGGTGTATGTCCCTCGATATGTGGGGGGTTTAGCAAACGTAAACACGCCTGATGCGGTCAATAAGTTATCTCTTGACATTAAACAAGAGGTTACGGTTGATCCCTCTGTTGTTGGAGTTAGTTCTGCCGATGAAATGAGTATTGTAGGCTTGGCCAAACGCCAATCCTATTACACGACCTTTCCATGGCAGACTGGTGGCAATCCCAGTGCCGGCCCTGGAACTAAGTTGTTTCAGACACAGGTCATGCCGACCGTGTTCCAGACGTTGTTCACGGGACCATCTACTGAGTATCATTTGATGCCGTGTGGTATGGTTGCCCTTCCCTTTAAGTATTGGGGTGGATCCATGGAGTTCAGGTTCCAGGTTGTTTCTTCGAACTTTCATAGGGGACGTCTTAGGATAGTCTGGGATCCTGACTCAATGGATGGTGGAACTTCTTCCACCGGCTACAACACAATGTACACACGCATAGTGGACATTGCAGACATGCGTGACTTTACCTTTAAAGTTGGTTGGGGCAAAGAATACTCCTTCTTACCAGTTCGTAATCCCATGAGGATACGTGATGGTGCTCCCATACCGTCGTTTGCCACAGGAAGTACGGCCCCCAACATTTTGGAAGAAGTGTTTGGGAACGGTACTTTGTCGGTATTTGTGGTTAATGACTTAACCACGCCTAATCCCGATCCCAGTGTTGACGCCAATGTAGAAGTCAACGTGTTCGTCAACATGTGCGATGATGCGAGATTTGGCGAACCTACAGACGCAGCTATGTGCAACATTAGCTACTTTCCTTCTGAACCGCCCACGCAGCCACAAACACTTGAGGTTGCACCCGAGTCCGACGAACAGGTTGCTGCAGTGCAGCTCAGCGCACCTGATAGTACCGACGTGGTCACTTCTGTGGGTGCTGCTGGGAGCACTGATGATCACACTATGGATGTGTTCTTCGGTGAACAGGTAGTGAGCATACGCGAGTTGCTCAAAAGATATTGTCTACATTCTGGTGTCACAACTGGGAAGCTTGACAGCGAGGAATTTGGTACGACAATGAACTTGACACAACCTGATTTTCCTTACTATAAAGGCTACTGTCCCAGTGGTCCTCATGATAGTACCAGTGGTAAGTTTGCATACTGCCATATGACGTATCTGAATTATTTCGCTCCTTGTTATGTTGCTTATAGGGGCGGCATTAGGTGGAAGTATCTTGCTACACGTAATCCTACCAGCAAGGGCGAGCAGCCTTACGCTGTTGACACATTGTCTGATGTATTTGCCAGTGTCACGCGCTTTGACGGAGTTACCAAAAGTTTGACAGCCTTTGGCACTTATATCCCATACCTTTATGATGTGGGGCTTAGTGTGTTCAGTTCGATTGCCAATACCGCAGTTGATAGCAACTTTGCTGATAAGATAGTTTCTAGTTGCGAGTCTGAAGCCAATGGGGCGTATGTTACACCCATACAGCTCAATCCTTCACTTGAGGTTGAGTTACCCTACTATACGAATAGGAGATTCTTCAATGCTCGGCGTATTGACATAGTTGACACGCGCGTGCTTAGTGATGAAAATCCGCCAGTACACGAATTACAGGTAACTGGCAGCAAAAGTGCCGTTCTTGGGTATGTTGCTGCTGCCGAAGATTTCAGTTTGTCATTCTTCATGGGTGTGCCTGTCATGTACTCCTTGGGCAGATACTCGCCCAACCCGTTTCCAACTGCGTCACCCACGTAAGTTGGTTGCACTTTCCAATGCAACGCATAAAAAGATGTGGACATTTGTTCACAATTCAAAAGATCCAGCGCGGGATCTCTCTTCTTTGGTTATAAGAGTTCTTTTAGACGCCTTCGGGCGGCTTCAAACATAGTATATATAAATG